TTTCAATAGGTGCTGGTACTTTGTAAGATACGCCATCAATGTTTCTAATTTTTTCGCCTTTTTTAAGTGTTCCATCCCATCTTTCTAATTCTGGTTTATTGGTTTTTATAGCTGTAGTACCACTTGTGGTGTTGCCGGCTGCTGGTGGAGTTTTTTTAGTTTCGCTTACTAAATATTCTTTTTCTGCTTCATCAAAATCATCAAGGAATAGATTTTGGTCTGCTGTATCAAATTCTTCAACAATAGGTTCTGGTGTTGGTTTAACTGGTGTACCAGTACTTGCAATACTAAATCCTTCATATGCAAATGTTATTCTATATATAGCAGCTGCACTATCTGAATAATCAAGTGTATCAGTATCAATGTTTGTGATATAAGGATGATATATTTGTATTTTATTTTCTAAAGTACTGCTATCTTTTCTTATTATATCAAGTTGTGTTATAAAGTTTTTTTGTAATGGTGTTTCTAAACCTTTTTTTGATGTAAGCCAAGTTATATGATCGTCTTCATTCATTGGACCAGCAATGTAATGTCTTGCATAGTCCTTTAGAAAGTCTTCTATTAAATGATCTTTAGTATCGTAAGCAGTTAAAGTTATAGGAGTGTAATCTATTCCTGTTTGAACGATACTTTTAGAATTATACTTGTTTAATGTCTGCGTTCTATATGCAAACGTAGGCATTTGAATGTTAACTATACGTGTCAGATCTAAAGGTTGTTGGCTCCCTTGGTAAATCATTGATGCAGTGAACGAATACTTATTTCTAGGTATTGCTACTATATCACCAGATACCTGGGATTGCCCATACTTTACATATCCTGCATCACCTAAAGCCATCTATTGATCCTAACTTAAAAATTAAGATGTAGCGCCTGTAGAGCCACCATCGTTTGATGCTGAACCTGAACTTAATACATCCGAACCGTCAATTGTATGAATTGCATTATCGTAACGTACTGATAGTGTAACTTGTACCATGCTTGAATCAGCGTAGTTTAAATCACCATATTGAACGTTAGTTATAAAACATCCTTGTAGTTCCCATGCATCAAATGTTGCAGGCTTAACTGTACCATTCGCACCATCTAGTGTTTCAATTTTTACACCAAATTTATATGCACTACCTGAAATAGCACTTCCTTGATCACCATGATCAACTTGCTTATTCAACTGTGCACCTAATTTTTTGATAACGTTTGATTTCATATCATCACGGAATACAATTGTTAATGGATCCCATGTATGCTTACCTGCTAAGTACATTTTTGAGTTGTATGAGTCGACAACAACTTCTTCATGTGTTAAGTTTGGTCTACCTGCACTAATAACATTTTGTGTTACTTCGTCAGTAGCACCAGTGCCACCCATATTACTAAAAGTAACTCTAAAACGATATTGTAGTTTAGGCATCAATGTTGTACCTTGACTTGATTCAGTTGGTACTCCAAAATTTGTAATTACAGCCATTTGTTTTTTCTCCTATAATACTATACTGTAGTATTTCTATTGTTATATTGTATTTATCAAATCAATGCTCAAAAAGATAGGTCACTTTAAAAAAGTAACCTATCTTGGGTATTTTATTAATAAATTATACGACCCAGCCTTCTTGTGAAACTGTTTCGCCTAATTGACTTGCACTTTGTCCTAAATGTACAGTAGAATCTGATGCTAAAATGTATGTTTTAAAATCAGCAACTTTTTGTTCGTTTTCAAACTGATATTTAATCCAAATTTTAGTTCCTGCTAGCTTATATTCCATAACAATATCCATATCACCTGGTGTGAATGCGTCTATTGCTGATTTAATACTAGCGTGTGCTTCAGAAGCTTTAAATTGCTCTACTGATGTCCAGTCTCCCGGTACTTGTCTAACTTTATTCGAAGCCATTGTAATATCTCCTTAGTTACGACTACAGTCAACGCCCTTACGGTCGCCTGCTGGGTGAGCATATGGTAACTTATCAAGTAACCAACTTACTGTATCTGCACGTAAATCGTCATCGAGACTTAGTGCCGCACTTAAATGATATACACCGTCAACAAATGAAAATCCATAATGAACTTTTCTTGTGTTAATTGCGTACCATCTACGTGCTTCTGGTTTAAAAATCTTACCGTCTACTACAAAATGAAATTCTGCAGAGTTAGTGTGATTTAAGTGACAAATCATTCTAAATGAATCGCCTGTGATTCCGTCTGGAGTAACTTGTCTCCATTTATCTCTGTGAGGAGCTAGATAATCACCTTTATTGTAAATTAAACAACCCAATGATTCTGTGTGTGCTGGAAGATTCCAATCTTCTGGAATTACATTATACTCATGTCCCTCTTTAGGTCCATTATAATCTCCACTTACACGTGAACGTAGGATTTTTGATGGGTCAGCATTTAGATCGTCAATTTGTTGAATTGCATTATCTGGTACCCATGCATCTAATTCAATGATGTCGCCTGCTGCTCCAAAAAGAAAATTAGTATCAAACGCCATATCAGTACTTACTTCTGGATTGAATTTTTTAGAAGTAATATTAGTGGCAATGATTTTATTTTGTTCTACTTTTACCATGGTTTTATTCCTTTTTAAAATATAGCCCAATAGTGAGCTATGAATGCATTGCAATGTGCAACTGTATTTATCGGTATTCTTTAAATTAAAAAAGGCTACTATATCTCTACAGTAGCCTTTTTATTATATTATATGTCTAAACTATTAGCTTAGATCACCTGTGTTTACAATTCTAATTGGAATGTAAATAAACTCTGCTGATTTAGTTGGCTCAATTGCCACATCAATATAGAATTCATTAGCATCAATTCTTGCTGGTGTGTTGTTTGTTTCATCACACACAACTGCAAAATCGTAAATACCACGTTGTTGTAAAATGTTAGCTAAGAAACCATCAAATACTGCTTTAGCATTTGTACGTGTTCCTGCATCATTTGGCTCAAACAAGAACGGTCTTGAAATAACTGCAAAACGTTCTCTTAGGTAAGCTGTTAATCTAGCAACATTAACTCTGTCTAGTGCTGACGCAGTTGTATGAAGTGATTTTTGACCAAATACTACAACACCCTCTTGTGGGAATCTTGCAATTGGGTTTAATTTCTTATCATACATTGCATCTCTAGAACCTTGTGTTAATGCTAGTTTTACAAACTCATTTTCACTGTTTAAGTAACCAACATTTGATGCGTTTTGTACAACACCACGTGTTAAACCTGCTGGTGCAAACCATTGGAATGACACATTATCACTGTATGCATATGTGTATAATGCAATGTGTGATGCTGGTGCAACAACGCTATCGCCTGTTACTGGGTTTGTAGTTAATGCATGTGGATAGTAAACTGCACTATAAGTGTTTTTAGTTACTAATCCATCTTCGCCGTTTTCTGTTGCGTCTGTTCCTTGTATCCAAGATACTGCCTCAGTAGAGTTTAGACGGAATGGAGCGTCAACAATAACAAATGCTGTTTCATCTTTGTCACTGTTTAATGTTACCATTTCATCATATAGTTCTGGATATGCTGGAGCTGCAATTAAACGAAATTGAACTGTTTCTTCTCTTAGTTCTGATTTTGACGCTGATGCTTGCATTGCTGTAACAACAACTTTACGTTGTGCTTTTCTACCAAATGAACCTTTGCCACTTGCCGCATTGCTTGCTTTGTTACGCCATTTCCATGGTGTAGATAATGTACCATTGTACTCTCTAACTGTGTTAGCTGATCTACACATGTTAATACCTGTTATTCCAACTGGGTGTGTTAATGGATCTGGAGCGCCTGCTAATAGAGTTGCTTCAAAAGCACCTGCTGTTGTATCATTTGCAGTAATATCACCAAATACTATACCTGCACTTGTGCTTTGATCTGTACCATCTTTTAATACCCATGCTGTACCGTTATGTCTGTAAATTACAGGATAACCGTCTGCATCTGTATCTACCCAATAATCACCATTTGAAAGTGATCCGCCGTTTGCGTCTGTAGTTGGAGCAGTAGTAACATACTGTACATCTGATGCACGTTGCCATTTTTGAGTTCCTGAATCGCTTACTACTTCGTAGATTGCTAATTCATTTACATCTGGATCATACCAAAGTGTACCAGTTACTGGATCACCTGTTGGCTGTGTTGCTAGTACATTCATTACATATCCGCCTGTTGCAGTAGTTGGATCTGTTGAAATATCATCCCAATCATTACCAATGCTATCATAACGTTTGATTGCAATATCAGATGTGTTAGTGTCTAACCAAATATCACCATCTGTTAATGTACGAGCTGTTGCTGATGAACCATCTGCAAACGTGTCGCCTGTAACACCTGTTGGTGCTGATGCTTGTGCATATGTTGCAGACTGTGCAACGAATGCGTTAGCTACTGTTGTAAATAATTTAATATCAACATTTAGTCCGCCGCCTGGTGTTGTAGTTTTAATCCATACGTCACCTGCTGATGGGCTTGATGGTGCTGAATAATGTGGTGCAAATGTTGGTGATATTGCTACCCATGCTGGGTTAGAATCACCTTTGTAGTATTCAATTTTTGTATCTGAATTACTATTTGCTACTGCTACTAAGTAAGCACCGTTTGCTGCTGATGTTGACGGAGCACTTCCATCTGTAATTTCTACTGATGGTGTTTTTTCTTCCCAAGCTGATCCTGACCATTCAAAAATGCCCCAAGTTGAAGTTGAAGGACTAGTCCAATATGTTAGGTTTGCCGGATTACCTGTTGGTGCTGCCGATTGAGGTCTTAGTTGTGTTAAGTTAACGTCTGAACGTACTATGTACGCCGCTGAACTTTGACCTAGAAATGAATATGCTGCCAGTAAACCGTATTCGTTAGTCTCATCACCCTGTGATACTGTTCCACTTACCTTACGGAAGTCAACATTACCAAAATATTGAGTTAATTCTCTTTGTGATGTTACTAGAACAGGTGTATCTGAATTTGCAGACTTTGTATATTTTGCAATACCATCTGACTCAGTTAGGGTTGGATCAACCTTATCCTCACCAGTGGCAATGAATATCATTGGAACAGTGCCTGATCCAGCTGGACCATATACTGATTCGTCTGTTACTGTTACCTGTACGCCAGGTGAAACAAGATTTGCCATGTTATAGCTCCTTTTCTAATTTTAGAATATATCTAAATTGTTATGTACATGTATTTATTTAGATTTTGTAAAATCAGCGGTTTACAGAGTTAAGTTAGTTGTTAATAGAGGCTAAAAGTTGGTCAAAACTCTCACATAGAATGTTTTCAAAATTATCGCTCCAATGACCATGTATAATCATATGAATTCTGTTTTCTGTACCAGTATTACGAACACAATGCAATCTACCTATATCAATTGCCCTAGCATCACCTACTTCCCAAGGTACTAGTCCTGCATCTTCCATACAAAACTCTACTCCTGGTGGGTTACTAAGTGCTACATTAAAAGCAGCTAAGTGTCTTTTTTCATAATCTAAATGTGGGCTAATAAAACCACCTGGTTCTAATAGCATAAATCTAACTCTTTGATATTTTTTGAAAGGCCATACATTTTTAAGCCAGTTTACTGTTACTGGACACTTATCTGCAATTTCTGTCCAGCCAAATTCAGGTCCTTCGCCTTCTTTCCAAGCGCCTTCTTTAACGTAAAAATCATCCGGCTGTGTTTTATCCCATCCTTGACCATGAACAACTATACTGCTCCAGCCTGGATTTATGTCACCTCGGTGTTTTACATATTCACCTAAAAATTGTTCTGCTTCTTTTGCCATTTGGTAGTATGGCACATCTAATTGCATTTTTAATGTAGGACAGTTAGATTGCGACATTATCCATCTAGAATATGGTATTTTTTGTTTTTTATCTGTTTTCCAATTCAA